CTGACTATATTATCTTTTGTCCATTTCACAACAACTATCGTTCACCAGCAGGAGAAGTTGACAAACAATCTGGCATGTTCTATTGCTTTTCGTGTCAGCATGTTTGCGATTTAGTTGCATTAGTTATGCAAACATCTGGTAGAACATATTTTGAAGCAGTTCGTTTTATCAAGTCTAAAGAAACAGAAACTGATTTAGAGTTTCAGATTAACCAAGCACTTGTAAACAAACCAGACTATGTTCCTTATGACGAGTTGCAGATTAGACGTTTAAATCAGCAAGCATTCGAATCACCAAGAGCACTCAGATATTATCAGGGTAGATTTATTACAGAAGACTCTATGAGAAAGTTTGACCTTGGATTTAGTGAGAAGCAAGATATGGTTACTATACCTGTTCATTCTCCAGATGGAATGCCTGTTGGTTTTGTTGGTCGTTCTGTCGAAGGTAAAGAGTTTAAGAATACCCCAGGATTACCAAAAGCAAAAACTTTATTCAATCTACATCGTGTAAAGACTTCTAATAAAGTCTATGTAGTTGAATCATCATTTGATGCTATTCGCTTAGACCAATGTGGTTTTCCAGCAGTAGCAACGTTAGGTGCAAATGTATCTAACTTCCAAACAGACCTACTTCAAAAGTACTTCAATAACATTATTGTTATTGCTGATAATGATGAAGCTGGCGGAAATATGAAAGACAAGATTATTGAACGTCTTGGCTCTCGTGTATCTGTTGTACAACTAGATAAACAATATAAAGATATTGGCGATATGTCTGATGAAGCTATTAAGAATCTTGACGAATCATTTGACAAAACTATTGCTAGTATGCTAAACTAATATACCGCTACAAAAACATAAGGAGAATATTATGAGCGTAATTAAAGGGCTAAAGAATATCAGCGATATACTTGATAAGCCAAAATATGAAAGCACTGGACAGAAAGTTCGTTGGGTAAAACTAGCGGATGGACAGTCTGCCAAAGTCCGTTTCATCGAGGAACTGGACTCCGATTCTGCCACATACAGTGAAGACCGTGGTCTTTCTGTTGTGATTTCAGAACACACTAATCCAAAGGACTACAAGCGTAAGGCTGCCTGTACAATCGAGACCGAGGGTCGTTGCTATGGTTGTGAGATGGCTCGCAAGGAACCAAAGTCTGGCTGGAGAGCACGTCTACGCTGGTACGGAAACGTACTTGTTGAAGATGGTCTAGAGCCAGCATACGTTGCTGTATGGTCACAGGGTATCTCAAAGCAGTCTGCATTCAACACTATTCGTGAGTATGCACTGGAAACTGGTTCTATCTCTAACTTGGAGTGGAAGATTAAGCGTAATGGTCAGGGAACTGAAACCAGCTACACCTTGCTTCCTACCAAGCCAGATGTAGAGCCTTTCAAGTGGGACAGCATCGAACCTTTCAATCTTGAAAAAGTTGTTCGTGAAGTTCCATACGCAGAGCAGGAGAACTTCTTCTTCGGCTTTGACACTCCGTCTATTACATCAAGTAATACTGACTGGTAAAAACTAATCGTGGTGGGGGTAGATGATTTGTTCTCTGCCCCCACTGCCCACAAAATTAAGGAAAATTTTATATGAGTTATGCTGGACTACATGTTCACACTCACTACTCGCTATTTGATGGCATTGCGACACCACAGGAATATGTGGACAGGGCAGTTGAAATTGGAATGCCAGCCATCGCTATTACAGACCACGGTTCGCTATCTGGACACCGTGAACTTTATCGTGCTGCTATAGAAAAAGGTATCAAGCCTATTCTTGGAATCGAGGGGTATATCACAGAAGACCGCTTTGACCAGAGAGATAAAGATGAAAGAACTACCCCACTAGACCTAGTATATAACCACCTTATTATTCTTGCTAAAGATGAAAAAGGTTTAGAAAATCTAAACAAACTTAACGAAATTGCTTGGACAGAAGGATTTTTTAAGAAGCCTAGAATGGATTGGGCTTCACTAGAAAAATATAAGGAAGGACTTATTATTACTTCTGGCTGTCTATCTGGCTATCTTGCTAAAGCAATTGAAGCAGATGATTTAGCTACAGCCAAAACACATTTAGAATGGGCTAAGAAAACTTTTGGCGATGATTACTATATTGAAGTCATGCCACACAATCCACCAGAAGTAAACAAGACTATTCTAGAACTTGCTGATGAATTTGGTATCAAACCTATCGTAACTCCTGACTGTCATCACGCTGGTCCAGACCAAAGAGAGATTCAAGAATTAAAACTAATTCTAAACACATATTCTAATAAGGTTCAGAAAGATGCCACATTTGTTGGTAGCCAAAAGATAGATAGCCTTATGGACAAGTTGGACTACCTGTATGGTGCTGACCGCCAGATTACTTTTAGAGATTATGAAATACACCTGCTATCTGATGAAGAAATGCACAAAGCTATGGAAGCCCAGGGTATTGTAAGACAAGACATGTACGACAACACTCTTGAGATTGTTAATAAGGTACAGGATTACAACATTAAAGACCACATAGACCTGCTACCTGCACAATACCAAAATCCAGACCAAGAACTTTATGAACTTGCCATGGAAGGACTTAATGCTCGTGGCTTAGGCTTTGACCCTGCGTACCACGCTAGAATAGAAGAAGAGTTGCAAATCATTAAAGACAAAAGCTTTGCACCATACTTCTTGGTTGTTCGTAATATGATTAACTGGGCTAAGAAAGAAAACATTATGGTTGGTCCAGGTCGTGGTTCTTCTGCTGGTTCTCTTGTCTGCTACGCATTAGGCATAACAGACATTGACCCAATTAAGCATGGTCTACTATTTTTCAGATTTATCAATCCAGAGCGTAATGACTTTCCAGATATTGATACAGATATTCAGGATTCAAGGCGTGAAGATGTAAAGGATTACCTTGTTCGCCAGTATCGTCACGTTGCTTCTATTGCAACATTCCTAGAGTTTAAGGGTAAAGGAATGATTCGTGACATTGCTCGTGTGCTAAATATTCCACTACCAGATGTGAACAAGGTTCTTAAGTTAGTTGACGATTGGGACGATTACTTAACGTCAAAGTCTACTGCTGAGTTCCGTGAAAAGTATCCAGAGATTGAAAAGTATGGAGAGCAACTTCGTGGTCGTATTCGTGGTACTGGTATTCACGCTGCTGGTGTAGTTACTGCTAAAGAGCCTATCTTTAAGTATGCACCACTTGAGACTAGAACAACTCCAGGTAGCAAAGAACGTATTCCAGTAGTAGCAGTAGACATGGAAGAAGCAGAACGCATTGGTCTAATTAAAATTGATGCTCTGGGTCTAAAGACCCTATCTGTTATTCAGGACACGTTGGCTATTATCAAAGAGCGTTCTGGTGAAGAGATTGACTTGCACCAAATCAATATGGAAGATGCAAAAGTCTATCGCATGCTATCTGACGGATACACTAAGGGCGTATTCCAATGTGAAGCAACACCATATACAAATCTACTTGTTAAGATGGTTGTAAAGAACTTTAACGAGTTGGCTGCTTCTAACGCTTTGGTTCGCCCAGGTGCTATGAATACAATTGGTAAAGACTATGTTGCTCGTAAACATGGTAAGCAAAATATTGATTACAAGCACGAAGTTATAAAATCATTTACAGCAGAAACCTATGGCTGTATTCTTTATCAGGAACAAGTTATGCTTGCCTGTGTGGAACTTGGTGGTATGACAATGGCAGAAGCTGACAAAGTTCGTAAGATTATCGGTAAGAAAAAGGATGCTAAAGAGTTCAAGGTATTCCAAGACAAGTTTGTTGAGAATGCGTCTCGCTATCTTTCTCCTAATCAAGCACTAGACCTGTGGCACGACTTTGAAGCACACGCTGGATATTCATTTAACAAGTCTCACGCTGTTGCTTACTCTACTGTTTCATACTGGACAGCTTGGCTAAAGTACTACTATCCAATTGAGTTCATGTATTCGTTGCTTAAGAACGAAAGCGATAAAGATGCTCGCACAGAATATCTTATTGAAGCAAAGCGTATGGGTATCCCTATTCGCCTACCACACATCAACGAATCAGACATTGACTTTAAGATTGAAGGCAAGGGTATTCGGTTTGGACTAAGTGCTATTAAGTTTATTAGTGATAATATTGCTAGTAAGTATATCGCTGCTCGCCCATTCAACTCTTATAAAGAACTTGAAGAATTTACATTTGGTAAGGGTAATGGAGTAAATAGTCGTGCATTACAGGCTCTAAGACTCATAGGGGCTGCTACATTTAGCGATAATCCTAGAAACGATGAAGAAGTTCGTGAAAACCTTTACGAATACCTAAACCTACCAGAGTTTAGTATTTCTATTCCACAGCACTACCACGCTTTTATCAACGATGTTGAAGAGTACGAAGAAAAGGGTGCGTATGTTCTTATGGGAATGATTAAAGGTATTAAGCGTGGCAAGGGTTGGTCGAGAGTAGAACTGCTTGACAAGACTGGTAGCACAGGTATCTTTGATGATGAAAACACTACAATCGAAGCAGGTCGCACATACATTGTTCTAGCAAGCGACAATAGAATTGTTACCGCTATTCCAGCAGATGAAGTTAAAGGTAACACATCAGCACTGATTAAACTGCTAAACTTTAGGCAGTTGCCATACAAAGATGATGAATTGTTTGTAGTATCATTTAAGCCAAGAGTTACAAAAGCTGGTAAGAAGATGGCTTCTCTCGTATTGGCAGATGCCGCTAGAGAGATGCACAGCGTTACAGTATTTCCAACAACATTTCCAAAAGCATATATGAAGTTGGAAGAAGGCAATGTTTATAAATTTGCATTAGGCAAAACAAAAGATGGAACAACGATAATGGAGGATGTGTTCAATGTTTGATGAATTAGCAATGGAACTGCATGAAACCGCAGTTAAAAAAGGTTTCTGGAAAGTTATTGACGATGCTTCTAAAGAGCAAGTAGATATCTTTATAGCTAAACAATTAATGATGATTGTTTCGGAAGTAACTGAAGCTATGGAAGCAATCCGCAAAGACAAGGGCGAAGAAGAAATTGCTGCAGAGTTTGCAGATATTATAATTCGCACACTTGACCTATACGCAGGTTTAGTAGAGCAAGGTTATACGAATATATCTTTGGACTACGCACTTGAAAACAAAACTGGGTTTAACAAAACACGCCCAGAGAAGCATGGGGTTAGATTTTAATGACAACAATAGAAGAAGCTCTAGCACAACTAGACCCACGCATTCGCAAGAACCTTACTACTGGTGTTGGCTTTAAGACTGAGTATCAGGCTACACCTAGTTTTGGACTAAACCGTGCACTCAATGGTGGTTTGCCATATGGTCGCCAGGTACTTATCTGGGGTAGCAAATCATCTGCCAAGTCTTCATTATGCCTACAGATGATTGCATTAGCACAACAGGAAGGCAAGTTGTGTGCTTGGATTGATGCAGAAATGTCTTACTCGGAATCATGGGCTAAGGCTCTTGGAGTAGACACAGCAAATCTAATCGTATCACAAGCCAGAACAATTAATGAAATGGTTGATGTTGGCACAAGCTTAATGGCTGCTGGTGTTGACCTAATTGTGGTTGACTCAATCACATCACTATTACCAGCAATCTATTTTGAAAAGGATTCAGATGAACTTAAACAATTGGAAAACACAAAACAAATTGGAGCGGAGTCAAGAGATTTTAGCAATGCTTGGAAGATGCTTAATTATGCTAATAACAAAGTTAAGCCAACCCTTTTGGTACTTATCTCGCAATCTCGTAACAATATTTCTGCTATGTATACTAGTCAACAGCCTAGCGGTGGTCAGGCTACTAAATTTTATTCATCTACGGTTATCAAGTTATTCAGTTCCGAATCAGACAATCAAGCAATTAAAGGCAAGATTGCAGTTGGCGATAAACTCATTGAGGAAAAGGTTGGTAGGAAAGTTCGTTGGGAAGTCCAGTTCTCCAAGACATCGCCAGCCTTCCAATCTGGAGAGTACGATTTTTATTTCCGAGGTGATGTTGGGGTTGACAGCATTGGTGATTTGGTTGATACTGCCGAAATAATGGGCATTGTAGAACGCACAGGTGCTTGGTATATCCTACCAGATGGCTCAAAGCTCCAGGGTAGGGATAAGTTCGTAGCAAGAGTACGAGAAGATTTAGACCTACAAGATGAAATCAAGGCAAAGGTAAATGGGCAAGTATAGTATTTATCCTGGCTCATTTCCTTGCCATACCTGTAAGGTAGAAGTCAAAACAGTTAGGCTGTATCCACAGGAAAAACTTATTACTTGGATGTGTCCAGAAAAGCACCTAAATGAAGTAAGCCTACAAACTAAAAAGAAGAAGAAAGATTATGAGCGAAAAGAACGAGAGTAAGCGTATTGGTGCTAAACAGCATAAAAACTCTGGTCGTGGCACAAAGAAAGGCGATGCTTCTTGGGAGAACTTTACAGTTGATTTTAAAGAAGTAGGCAAGTCTTTTACTTTAAATAAAGATGTTTGGGCTAAGGCTACTACAGATGCTATTCGTAATGGTAATGACCCTGCTATTGTTGTCGTTATTGGTGAGAATGGTATTAAAACAAGACTAGCAATCATCGAGCTTTCTTTACTTGACCAGATACTCAACGATGGTGTATAATAGAATTATAACATTAAGGAAACAAAATGGAAAACAGAGAACAAAATAAATCAACTTTAGAGATGGTCAATGGTCTTTCAGAGATTGCTGACTTTATGAATGACGAAGAACTTACCACAGCACTTACGTTTGTTGCTAAGGTAATTCTAAAGCCAGACATTCCACTAAACGTTGCAACAGTAGAAATAGTACGCTTGCAAGCAATTGCTGCAAAGATGTCGCTTAAAGCCACTTGGATGGTCAATGTAGAAAAAGGAGATAGAGCGAAGAAGAATATTTACTTCACTGCTGCCGAAGCAATTAATGACTTGGTATCAGCACTTAAATATATTACTCGCTAGTGGCTATTATGGCTAAGAACTTATTAAATCAGGTTATGCTTAAAAAAGCAGAATCAAATCCACAATCAAAACCATCTTTCTTGAATAAGGAAGAACTGATTGCAAAAATTAATTCAGGATACACAGTTAATCGTGTAGACAAATTCCAACAGAAAAAGACATTTGCACCTAGCACTATTGCTTATGCATTTGGTGAGTGCCCTAGATATTGGTACCTTGCTTTTGAAGGTGCAGTATTTACAGACAACGCAGATGCTTATGGTGCTGCAAACATGACAGCTGGAACAAAGTCTCACGAAAGAATTCAGGAAGCCATGAAGAACGTTCCAGGACTTCTAGTTGATTCTGAATTTAAAGTAACATACAATGACCCACCAATCTTCGGATTTGGTGACGTTATTCTTAACTGGGATGAAAAAGAATTGCTTGGAGAAATCAAGACAATGCCTAACGAGGGCTTTGAGTATAGAAAAACAGCAGGTAAACCAAAAACTGGTCACGTCATTCAGTTGCTTATCTATATGAAGATTTTGAACAAGAGCAAGGCAGTACTAATTTACGAAAACAAAAATAATCACGAACTATTGATTTTTCCTATTGAAGTAAATCAGTACATGTATGAGTGGGTAGAGAACACATTTGAATGGATGCGACAGGTTCGTAAGGCATGGGAAAACAAAACATTGCCTACAAAGAACTATCGTTCTAATTCAAAGATTTGCAAGGTATGTCCTATTAGGGAAGCCTGTGAAGCTGCTGGTTCTGGAGAGATAAAACTAAATTCTCTGGAGCCATTAGATGAAAACAAAATATTGTAGTTGGTGCGACCATCAGTTTGAAACTAAATTATCTTATCAGATATATTGCTCTCCCGAATGTAGAGAGCTTGCAACTAAAGAAAAAATTGCAGAAAAGTATTTGAGAGATAAGATTAAAAAACGTGCTAATAAAATCAGGCTTTGTAAAAATTGTGGCAGAAAGTTGTCTATGTATACAGATGAAATTATTTGTCAATCTTGTGACATTGTTCCAGACGAAGTTAAGGATGCACTAAAAGAAATTAGAGGAATAGCAAATGGTAAAATCGAACTCTAAAAAATTCTGTGCCATTGATGCTAGCACTAATAGCTTGGCTTTTGCAATATTTGATAATGGCAAGATAACAGCCTGTGGCAAGATTAAGTTTAGTGGAACTACTACTTATGAAAAGGTTATGGATGCCGCTAAGAAAACTAAGATGTTCTTTGATAACTTTGATTTTGATACTATTGTAATCGAACATACAGTATTTATGAACAGCCCTAAGACTGCTGCACAACTGGCTATGGTCCAGGGAGCACTTCTTGGGGCTGCGTCTATGTCTGGGGTAAAACACATAGGTTCTGTGTCACCAATAACTTGGCAAAACTTTATTGGCAATAAGAAATTAACTAAAGAAGAAAAGCTTCAGGTTATGAAAGACAACCCAAAGAAATCAAATTCCTGGCTCAAGAATGAAGAACGAAACATTCGCAAGCAAAGAACCATAAACTTTGTTAATATAAATTACGACAAGGATTTGATAGATGATGATGTTGCTGATGCCTGTGCTATTGGGCATTGGGCTATTCATAATTGGACTAAGGCATTTGGGGGGTATTGACAAAATGGCAAATAAGTTTTATACTAATGAAGCATGGTTACGCAAACGCTATTGGATAGACAAGAAAACTCCAGAACAGATAGCCAAGGAATGCGGAGCCACAACAGAAACAATCTATGTATATTTAGCAAAATTTGGATTAAGGAAGTCTAAGAGATGAAAAAAGTTAAAGCAAGCAAGCCGCAGACCACAAAATTTAGCAGAGAGTATAGCCTACAATTTGGCAATTTTACTATTGCTAAAGGTGATATCATTAAGATAGATGGAGAACATGGTCTAAAGTTCCAGTTTGATAGTCTTGTCACGAACACCGAAACAGGTGTGTCGTGGGTAGATTGTTTTGAAATGGACAAGGGCAAGCCATCGTCTTGGCGTTCTTTTTATCCAGACAAGGTAAAGAGAATTCCAACAAAGCGTGGAAGAAGGAAAAAGAATGTCACTTGAAGACCTAACGGTTGAACATCTTGACGAGATGAATAAGGTTGTGGAGAAGTATCTCCAGGGTATAGAGCCTACCCAAATCTCTAAACAACTTTCTTTATCTAGAAATAAGGTTGTTGCACACATTAACCAATGGAAGCAACTTGCCTCAGACAATTCTATTATTCGTGCTAGAGCTAAAGAAGCTCTTGCTGGTGCTGACGCACACTTTAATAGACTTATTAGTAAAGCATATGAAGTTATTGATGATGCTACCACTACCGCCAATCTTGGAGCTAAGACTGGTGCTATTAAACTTGTATTAGATATTGAGACCAAGCGTATTGATATGCTACAAAAAGCTGGCTTGCTTGAGAACAAAGAACTTGCAGAAGAAATGCTAGAGATTGAACGCAAACAAGATATTCTTGTTGGCATTCTTAGAGATGTTGCTTCGGAATATCCGCAGGTAAGAGACGAAATTATGCGTAGGCTTTCTGCGGTATCAAAAGAACAAGAGGTAATTACAATTGTCCACGATGTTCAATGATTTTATTGAAGTACTTAAAAGTAATGTATTTGAGGAAAAACCAGTAGACGTAAAGACATTTGTTGAAGGCGATGAATTCTTAGGGCAACCATCATTATCAGAAATACAATATGACATTGTAGAAGCTATGAGTCAAATCTATAGACTAGATGACCTTATTGAAATTATGGGAGACACAGAAGGTCGCAGACACTATGCTAAATATACTAAAAATGAGATTATTCTACAGCTTGGTAAAGGTTCTGGTAAGGACTTTGTTTCTACCGTTGCTTGTTGCTATGTTGTTTATAAACTACTTTGCTTAAAAGACCCTGCTCGTTATTTTGGCAAGCCATCTGGGGATGCTATAGATATTATCAACATTGCTATTAACGCACAACAGGCTAAGAACGTTTTCTTTAAAGGATTTAAAACTAAGGTAGAAAAGTCGCCTTGGTTTGCTGGAAAGTATTATGCAAAGGTAGATAGCATAGAGTTTAATAAGGCTATTACTGTTTATTCTGGTCACTCGGAGCGTGAGTCTCACGAAGGTCTTAACCTTATCTTGGCAGTACTTGACGAGATTGCTGGTTTTGCTCAAGAAGTTGGCACAGGAAATGAGCAGGGAAAGACCGCAGAGAACATCTATAAAGCCTTCCGTGCCTCCGTAGACAGCCGTTTTCCCGATTTAGGCAAAGTTGCCCTACTATCCTTTCCTAGATACCCTGGAGACTTTATTTCGACTAGATATGACGAGGTAATTGCTGACAAAGAAGTCACGGTAAAGAAACATAAGTTTATTATGAATCCAGACCTGCCAGAAGAAACAGAAGGAAATACCCTAGAAATAGAATGGGAAGAAGACACAATTCTAGCCTATAAGTTTCCTGGAATGTTTGCCATTAAAAGACCAACATGGGTAGTAAATCCTACTCGTAAAGTAGATGATTTTAAACTAGCTTTTTACACAGACCTTGGCGATGCTATGCAACGTTTTGCTTGCGTACCTACCTATGCTTCAGACGCATTCTTTAAACAACAGGACAAGGTTCGTGCCTGTATGACGTTAGTTAATCCAATTAACTCTAACAAATCATTTGTAGAATCATTTAAACCAGACCCAGATAAGAAATACTTTGTTCATGCTGACCTTGCACAAAAGCACGACAAGTGTGCTGTAGCTATTGCTCACGTTGAGAAGTGGGTAAATGTCCAGGTAGTTAAAGATTACCAACAAGTAATGCCTATTGTAGTAGTAGATGCAGTAGTATATTGGGAGCCACGCATTGAAGGTCCAGTAAACCTATCTGATGTAAAACAATGGATTCAGAATTTGCGTAGACTTGGATTTGATATTGGCATGGTTTCGTTTGACCGCTGGCAATCTTTTGACATTCAAAACGAATTAAAATCTGTTGGTATTAAAACAGAAACAGTTTCTGTAGCCAAGAAGCACTATGAAGATATGGCTATGCTTATTTACGAAGAGCGTCTTGCTATGCCAGCAATAGATTTGTTGTTTGAAGAATTAACAGAACTAAAAATTATGAAGGGTAATCGTGTAGACCACCCACGCAAATCATCTAAAGACTTAGCAGATGCTGTGTGTGGTGCTATCTTTGGTGCAATATCTCACACACCAAGAGACTTAAATCAGATGGTTGAGATACACACATTTAGAAGTAGAAAAGTTGAAGACATGCACGAATGGGATACTCGCAGTATTGTAGAACGCAATAAGCCAGACCAAAAAGATTTAGATGCATACTTTAAACAGTTTAACATTAATATAATGTAGTGATATAATAAAGTCATGGAGTACCATGGCTAATAACGTGACACCGTTTCATCATCGTAAAAGTCAGCACTGGCATCTACGAAGACCAAGAAACTTGTTGCGTAGTCAATATAAAATGAGTCAAAATAGATATCAAAATCAAACTCGAATGGCTCCAAGCAAAAAGAACGACAATCTTTCTTACGAATAGAATGGTATAATAATCTTGTCAGGCATTTCTGACAAGGAGAACCCCATGAAAAAAATTTTTAAATTTGCAGTAGGAGTAGCAATGTCCTGTCTGTTTATGATTGCAACACCTTTGGCTTTTGCTGATACAACTGATGACTATAATCGCAAGGTATCTGAAGCACAGGCAAAGATTAATGACTTACAAAACCAGCTTAATGCTGCTCAAGCAAGTTTGGATAGTTGGACAAACTCGTCTAACGAACAAGCAGAACTAATTAACTCAGCCCAGACAGCGGCTACAGAAGCAGAGCAAGCATTGGATGCAGCATTATCTAATTATGAACTAAAGAGAGCAGACTATGATGCTTGGTATGTTCAGGTACAGGCAGCAGAAGAAGTTGTTGTAGAAGCAATTGCTGATGTAAATGCAGCCGCTGACGTAGTAGATAGCACATACGATGATTATTCGGTTGCACAAGCAAATGCCGATAATGCAGAAGCAGAAATGAATACTGCTCAGGTAAACTACGACACTCAACTAATAAATGTTGGTGGAGAAGGTACAACACCAGGTTTGGTTGTAGATGTATATGTTGGCATTAGTCAATACGGTAATCCACCTAGTCGCTCCGACATTGTTTACACAAAATGTAAAACAGTTACAGTAGATAACATTCAGGCTAACTGGGGTAGTGGCAGTATCTTTGGTTGTGGTGGAGATTACGTTATGCTTCACTACCGTGGATACATTACCTACCCAACTACAAGTAAGGTATATTTCCAAGCACAGGCTGATGACGGTTTCTACATGAAAATAAATGGTCAGCAAGTGATTAATGACTGGTCGCTAAAAGGCTGTGGGGCTAACTCAACTGGTATGTTCTCCTTTACAGGTGGAAAGTCCTACGCCATTGATGCATGGTTCTATGAGTGGGGTGGAGGTGCATGTTCTACATTATACTACCAGCCACAAAATGGTCAGTGGGGTGTAGCACCTGCTTCATTCTTTACTCAAGATTCGGCTGCTACATGGGTAAAAGACCCTGCAAAGAAAGCAATTCTAGACCAAAAGACAGCAGCCTATGTTTCTGCGGTAGCTGTAGAAGAACAAAAATACGACATATATATTAATGCAGAAAACTCCTATGACGGTGAATGGCTAACTTATGTAGCACTTAGTGGAGACCTTGCAAGCAAACGAACAACACTATTACAACTAGAAACAGTTATGGATAATTCTGAAAGCGAGTGGCAGTTTAGGGTTGACGATAAAGCTGTCAAAGATGCAGACCTGAGAGATTTAAAAGTTCAGTATGCAACTACATTTGATGGTATTCAAAATGCAGTCAATCTTGTTGACAGACTAGAAGCAGAACTGGCTCAAGCAAAAATAGATTTACAGAACATTCCTAAGCCATCAGCAAAGGATAAAAGAAAACCAAAGAAGGTGACTAATAGACCAATGGCAGATGGAGCCTACATGCCTAGAGAAATCTTTTTCCCTGTCCCAAAATAATTCCCCCCAAGGAGTTTGAGACAAACCCAGTCGCAAACATACCATTAGTGGGGGCGGTGTTTGAAGGGCTAGCAGATGCTTTTAATGCCCTAAATAACATTGGTGCAGACATGTCTCCAGCGGTCAGAGAAAAGGCACAAGAGGTGGTTGTATCTGCAATTATTGTTACGCAGATTGCTACACAGGCAGCAGCTATGGCTACACAAGCAGCAGCTGCAGCAAGTGCGTCTTCTGGTTCATCATCTGGTTCATCTAGGAGGATAAAACAATGAAAGATTTTTTAAGTGATATGGTAAACCAACTATGGACACTTTTAGGTATGTTTGTTGCCTGGATTGTTCTTGAAGGTTCTGCCAAAACAGTTGTTGGCTACTGTATTCTCGGTAGCACTGTATTGTGGGCTTTGACCTATAGACTCAGAAACCCTAAAGATAAGGAGGAAGACTAATGAAAACATTCGGTAATGTCCTTATGCGTATCGTTGCAACCTTCGTTGCATCAGCACTTGGAGTAGTTGGTGCTGGTACCGTTGCAAGCGGTGTAAGCGGAATTGATATCCCAGTTTGGTTCAGTGCTGTTATGGGTGGTATTTTAGCAGTAGCTAAAGTAGTAGAACTACTATCCCTAGCATTCCTGGAAGATGGCAAGCTATCTCGTAATGAGATTGATGCTGCTTTCCGTCAGACTGTTGCTCTCAAAGATGTTGCTAAAGATGAACAAACATCTAGCACACCTAAGAAATAACTTGACAAAACCCCTTTTGGTGCCCTATAATTGATATAGACCTGAAAGGGGTTTTTATGTCAATGACTTTTGATGAATGGTTGCAGTATGGTTTATCACAGGGCTGGAATGGTCCTGCTGTTTGTGCTATCCACGATGGCTTACCAACAACTGCCGAAGAAGATGCTGGATGGGAACTAGGTGCAGATGATTGTATCCATGTTTTAAGATTGTACGAAGATAAAGCAATCAAAGCGGCTGTGGAAGAAAATCATGCTCCGTCTGTATGGCGAGCAACAAATAGTGGCTATACACTTTAACTAGCATTCCCCTTTAGCTCAATTGGCAGAGCAATCGGCTGTTAACCGATAGGTTCTTGGTTCGAGTCCAAGAGGGGGAGCGGATAGATGAAGCACATCAGTGGAGTCACCCAGAGCACTGGGCATGTAGCCCTCCAATGCCTATCTCTATCAAGTAATGTATTAGAATAGTTTTCTACAGGGAGTACCCAGTGGATTGACTTCGAAGAATTATTCGAAATACATTACGATTGGCTTCGTAGCTCAGTTGGTTAGAGCACTCGGTTGTCAGCCGAAAGGTCGTGGGTTCAAGTCCCATCGAAGTCGCAATGCTACCTTAGCTCATTCGGTAGAGCAATGCACTTGTAATGCATAGGTGGTGGGTTCGAATCCCACAGGTAGCTCTAGTAAGAATGTTATAATTGTATTACTATGAATAAATCATAGAATACATCTTGAAAGGAAGTATTATTATGCCAGAAGCAATTTATGTAGAGCCATTCCCAAAGTCAAAGCGTGGGGATGGATTTAAAAATATGGCACCTTATCGTACAAATCCACACCGTGGTGTAGACTGGTCAGTTGCTGGGGGTAGTCCAATTAAGGCTATTACAGGTGGAACAGTTATGGAAGTAGGAGAAACAAAGGTATTGGGTAATTACCTAATTCAGTCAACATATGACAAGCACTTTATTCTTTATGCACACTTTCAGAAACCATCGGATTTGAAGAAGGGCGACAAAGTAGAAGCAGGAAAAACTGTTGTTGGTCTAGTTGGAACAACTGGTACCGCATCGACAGGGAATCATCTGCACGTCACATATGGAACTGTACAGAATCTAGTTACTGCTGACATTAGCAAGCTAGTTGACCTGTTCGCAGTGTTTGACAAGAAGAAGTAAAAATGCCAACCTATAAATTTATTTGTCCTAAGTGTGAAAAGATTGATACCGATGTAAGGTCTTTTGCTGATGCAGATAAAGAATTTGTGTGCCAATCTTGCAACATTCCCATGAACAAAGTATATTCAATTGGAGCAATTAAATTTAATGGTGGAGGGTTTTACAGAAATGACAAATAACCTAATTGAGCAAATAAACAATAGATGGACGCTAACAGCACACGATAGGTGTGATGCTTGTGGCTCACAGGCTTATGTTCAGGCATTAGGTGCAGTTGGTGATTTGCTTTTCTGTGCCCATCATTACGAGGGTATTCTAAATAATGAGAAGGCACAGGAAGCAATGAACCGATTTGCTTATCAGATTATAGATGAACGTAGTAAGATTGAGATTTAAAAATGGAATCGCATCCTATATTTGCATATAACGAATCTATGTTTGGTGGAACAGAAACTATGGCAAAAGGATTTATTAAAAATATTTTGCCAGAAATGAGCAACATTCACAACTATAAGTGTGTTATTATTCCAGGATATTTACCAGAACTCAGGACCTGGGGACTTGACGGTAAGCAAACAGTTTTATGGCTACATAATACAATAGAACAATTTTCTCAACAAGTAGATAGGCTACTACACAATAAAGCTATTGCAAATAGTATCAAATATGTAATTGCGGTGTCAGAATATCACAAAAATGTTCTTGCAAAAGAATTAGGATTTTCATTAGAAAAGATAATTGTAATTCCAAATGCTATAAATATGATAACTCCTATGCCAAATAAGTTTGAGAATGTTGAAAAGGTAAAAATTATCCATGCGTCTTCTCAAGACAGAGGTTTGGAAATGCTTCTAAACTCTATACCATTAATAGAAGAAGATTTTGAGCTTAATGTATTTAACGATTTTTATCCAGACACAAAACATTCTTACAACTTAGATGCTGTAAATGACCCTAGAATTAATTTTTGGGGAAAAACTCCACGCAAAATGGTCTATAAATTTATGTCTGAAGCACACATTCATGCTTATCCTTCAGTATATCCAGAAACTTCTTGTCTTACACAAATAGAAGCTATGTCTGCTGGTTGTTATCCTGTTATTACTAATCTTGGTGCATTACCAGAAACATCGATGGGCTATGGGACAATTGTGCCAATAGAAGAGTTAACACCAGAAAAATATGCAGAAGAATTGACAAAAGCAATTATATCTATAAAAGAAAATGGGTATGATTATTCCATGCAAGTGCAAGATATACAAAATAACTTTTCTTGGGATAAAGCAAAAGAAAACTGGCTTAAGCTTGATGAAATGATATAATTAGGTGTATTATGGAATATTTAATTGGATGTGTAATAACATTAATAACAATGTCAATAACTGCTATGTTTGTTAGAAAAAATAATTTAAAACAATCTAAACTTTTATTTAGTCAAAGTCGTGGCTATTCTATAACTCACCAATATTTTACAAAAAAGTATTCAAAAACAACCAAAAGGCAGTCAGTTAAAAATCTTTATAAAAAGTCTGTTAAGACTATTTATATTGGGGAAACAGCGTATTGGATTGAGAATAATGCGTTATACGAAGCCGAACATATTAATGGTCATATACTGAAAGAAACTCAAAAAAGAGTTGACATAATGAGCATGGATAAGGTAGAATTAAAGAGAATGATTTTTATTGTTGATAGGCTAACGGAAGGATTAGACAATGATAGTAGCAATTCAGGGAACTAAGAAATTTGATGACTATAATGTATTTCTTAGGGCTATGGGTGTGGCTTTGTCTAGCATACCCGAAGGAGATGCGGAGTTCACAATAGCATCTGCTGGACCTTTGAACATAAATCAAATGGGCTTAGAATTTTCAAATGTTTCTGAGCGTAGCCTAAAAGCTCGTGGAATTAAGATTAAATTAATTAAAGTTCCACCCAGTTGGATTAAAGAAAATATTCATAGTATTGGGTACTTTGCTTTTTTTAGCAAACCCAAAGAAACAGTGTCTGAGCTGGTTGATTTAGCAGAAGCAAAAGATATTGAAGTTGGAGTATATCGTTATTAAACGAAAGGGTGATTATGTTAATTAAATCACTAAATGAGATGGAAGCTATTGTAGAAAACAATAAGGCTCTATCGTGGGATGGCTGGACGGTAGTAGAATCCAGGTGGTCTCAAACAGCGTGGATGCAACCAAATGCTGTGTTTAAAAATAACAAATGGTTCATCGTTAATCGCTTTGAAGCTGGTAAAGATGGTTGGGATATACCATCCAAGTTGGTGAAGAAGTATGCCAAATGATAAAAACTGGAGAGATTCTGCCAAGTGTGATGGTTGGGATGTTAATTTATTCTTTGACAATTACGAAGAAGATGTCGAACTTAGAAAAGACGTTGACGAGTTTTGCTCAGGATGTCCTGTAATGAGACAATGTTTTGCTTATGGTATTTCAACTAAGCAATATGGAGTTTGGGGCGGTGTCTATTTGGACAAAGGCAAAATCTCTAGAGAATTTAACAATCACAAAACAAAAAATGATTGGGCTAATACCTGGTCTGACCTAACAATGGATAAGGAATAATATGTATACAACAGAAATGGCTACAGCTTTTAAATCAATAGTGCCACCAAAAAATTTTGGGGTAACTTTATTTGACAGCGGAGAGTTTATTACTATCTCAATAGACCCAGAAGACATAGAAAAACTACAGGATAATGAAGTAGATAATGTGGTTAAATATATTAATGATGTTAAAAAGGTTTTAGAAGAACATGGTGCAATTGTGTATATTGTGAGAGAGGCTTTAAAAGATGAATGATTTGTTTAACTGGATGGATATTGTTGCTATGTCATTTTTATCTATTATTATAGTATTTTTATCTTATAAAAATATTCAGATTCGTTCTAAGTTTAAAGTTTTGGGTGGAATGCACATGCAAGCACTAGCAGACAACTATTCACTTAATCAAGCACTTGAACAAATGAAGCAAGACATAGAAAATGTAAAACTACAAGAAAGCGATGGTTTTGTGAGATTTCTTTCCACATCTCGTGACTGGGCTTTTAACTATATCGAACAGGTTCAAGACGCACTAAAAGAGTTTGATGAAACAATTACTCCAATTACAAACTGGACAGAAACATATGGTTCTACAATTGAAGACAGCATATTCCGTAATAAAATTATAGAGATTTCTGCGGCATACGAAAGATTACAAAGTCTTTTGCCGAAGGATAATGAAACACCAAACAACTAACAAGGAGAAACAAAATGAACGTAGTTCAACTAAAAGCACTACTTGCATCATATGCTCGTAGCGTTCTCGGTGCTGCATCAGCACTATATCTAGCAGGAGTTACTGACCCACTAGACCTAGCATGGTCTTTGGTCGCTGCTGTATTGCCAGTACTTCTAAGATTTATTAATCCGAAGGATACTGCATTTGGAATTGTTCCAAAGGAAAGTGACATCAAGGATGCACTTGCTAAGGCAACACCAAAAAAGGCACCAGTCAAAAAGGCTGTTGTGGCAAAGGCACCTGCTAAGAAGACAACCACAAAGAAGTAGTCTTAGTAAGCATTGGGGACAGGTTGTAAAGCCTGTCCTTTTTTGCTATTACAAGTATGGTATAATAATCTAATGGGGCAAAAGCCCCTTGAAGGAGTTTAAGTCATGCCCTATTCAGTAGGTTCACAAGGTTCATATGGTTGCTCAGGCTATCCAGTAGTTAAAGAGGGTGGCGAAGTAATGGGTTGCCACAAAACACAAGCGGAAGCAGCTGCACAAGTACAGGCTCTATATGCCGCAGAAACAGATAAGTCGAACACAGGAGTTAATCCATCATCAACTGCTGACCCAAAGTATCCGAATGTTGGAGTAAAAACACCATCGTCTATGCGTGGTGGAAAGAAAGTCAGGCTTCGTAATCCTAGAATGCAGGGTGGCAATGGTGCCAATGCTTCTGGTGCTGTATCTAGTTCTGGCACAGCAATTGCTGCTATGTACAAGGCAGAACCAATTACTGAAGGTGATTATGTAATGGGAATGACTAAAGAAGGTATGGTTCATGGTCGTGTAGAACACATTATGACAGAGGGCGGTGTCCTTGGAACTCCTGGAACTGAGTATGCTTTGGAGTCTATGCCACCAGAAAATCCAGCAATGTCTGTTAGGGTTTATGAAGAAGAAGACGGTGAGTGGGAAGAAACAGCATACAGCATTGGTATGATGTACAAAGATGCAACAAGACTCGAAGCACTAGAAGGGCATGAAATGGAAGAAGAAGAATATGAAGAAGACGAAATGGACAAAGCAGAAGGCTATTCACCAACTTCTGGTATGAAGGCAGCTGCTGCTCGTGCTATTCGTTGGAAAGAACAGGGCAAGGCTACAGGTGCAGGTACTCCAGTTGGTTGGGGTAGAGCAAGAGACATCGTAGCAGGTCGCTCAATGTCACTAAGCGTGGTACGAAGGATGTATTCGTTCTTCTCTCGCCACGAGGTAGACAAAAAAGGAAAAGACTTTTACAACACAAGCAATCCTTCTAACGGAAGAATAATGTGGGACGCTTGGGGCGGTGACGCTGGCTTTAGTTGGTCACGAGGAATTGTAAACAGAATGAAAGACAAAGCACTGTTTGCTGATTTTGGTAAAGACTATTCTCGTCACGAAACTATTATGTATAAAGGAGTTGGTGTTGGTGATATGGTATCTTGGAATTCGTCTGGCGGAACTGCAACTGGCAAGATTGTTAGAATTATTCGTAATGGCAAGTATAATGTTCCAAACTCTGACTTCACTGTAAGCGGTACACCAGAAGACCCTGCTGCTGTTATTCGTATCTATCGTGATGGCAAGCCTACAGATACTCTTGTAGGACACAAGGTAAAAACACTAAGGGCACGATGAAAGAGTTAATTCATTTTAGTGCTAGCTGGTGTCAGCCATGTAAGCAAATGCAGCCAATCCTCGATAAGTTTCTTAGTGATAATCCAGACATTAATTATATAAAGTATGATGCTGATGAAAATGTAAGCGTTTTCCAGGAACATGGGGTTACTGGAGTTCCTGCCTTTATCGCCAAGGTAGATGGCAAAGAGGCTTTCCACAAGGGAACAGCCACAGAAGACAAATTATCTGCACTATTTGCTTGACTTACAATCCATTTTAGGGTAAAATAGACCTATGAGAAAACTATTCAATTTCAACAAAAAGTATGAGCAGGGCTATGGTGATGGTCATGCTAAGGGCTGGTCAGAAGGCTTTGATGTCGGAAGCAAGAAAGCAATTGCAGAATTTCGTAAAGTTATGATTGCTCGTATTGAAAAAGATATTCAGAAAAATCCAGACCACAACAAAAATATAGTTGCTGGTATGAATAAGGCAATTGAACTAATTAGAAAGATGCGATAATGATTAAATCAGTTAAAGTTGGTCCACAGAAATTTACTGTTATTGAACGTAATCCTAAAGAAGATGGAATGCTTAATGATGGTGCGTATGGATATACCCTGGATAATTCTAACACTATCGTAATCTCTGCAGATGCTAGCAATGGCAAGAAGCAAGTCACAATGTTGCACGAGATACTTCATGCTGTAAGAATGAGCTATGATGGTATGCCAAAGCCAAGCAAAGATGATGATTTTGAAGCATGGGAGCATTTTTTTATTGCTATGTACGAGAGCGGTTTGCTGGCGGTACTTAAAGACAACCCAAAACTAGTAGAATGGCTACTTAAAGATGACTCGACAACTAAGTAATAAAACAATCCAAACACTAGTAATAATATCATTTATTGCTAATATTTTGGTTGTCATTGGTATTATAATGAACTCTAGATATTTTGATAACAATTGTTGGAATGATTACAACACCGAGAGAGAAGCAATTTTAAATTGCGAGGGAGAACAATAATGGAACACGAGCACGAGGGCGAGACCCTTTTTGATACAATAGTAGAAATCACTTTTGGAATTGAGCACATGGTTGCTGAGTTCTTTTGGAATGCTGTATTTGCTTTGGCAGTATACGCATTTGCAAAGGCTAGAACACTAAGCAAGATTCACAAGTATGTGGATAGTAAGCATGGCGTGGAGCATGAGGAATACTAATGGAAAAAGAAACAAACCTAACAGCAGATGTAATCGTAAAGTTAGCAGAACAGACACCATTCGAAAAGGCTGTGTCAAACAAATATCTAGAAGCAGAAGAGTTGCTGTTAAGAAAACACAGGGACTATGGACCTAAAAATATATCAGCAAGTCCAGGAGGTCCAATCAATGGACTTAGGGTACGCATCCATGATAAGTTGGCTCGTATTAACAATCTTTATGACTCTGGAGCTACCCCCGAAAATGAAAGTCTTCGGGATTCTTTTATCGATATGGCTAACTATGCAATTATCGCACTATTGGTTCTAGACGATGAATGGGATATTGAGCATTAAAAATGAAACTTGGTCTTGTTATACCTTGGAGAGAAACTCCTAGCAGAATAAAACCATTTGAAATAGTTGTTGATTGGTATAAAACTAATTTAACAGACATTGAGATATTTTATGCAGATAGACCAGGAAATTGGAATATTGCTGCTAGTCGAAATGATGGGGTAAAAAAGGCACAGGAGGCTCACTGTGACGTTATTATAGTTAATGACGCAGATACACTACCCGAAATTGAGCCTTTGTTAAAAGCCATCGAAGAATGCCAAAAAGATGGAATGATTCATAATCCTTTTAGTGTTTGCAAAACTTTTACAGAAAAAGAAAGTCAGTTATTTTATGAAAACACAAGCATATCTTTATATAATTTAAAAGGGACAGTTCATCAAACATCTGTGGGCGGTGTCTATGTTTGTACTCCAGAAGCTTGGTGGAACATGGGTGGTCAGGATGAAAAATTTATTCAATGGGGCTATGAAGATAGTGCATTTGATATTGCCCATCAAATTATTCATAAAACTGCAATCAAAAAACATCCTGGATATATTTATTCTTTAGGTCACAAAGAACAGATACATGATGAAGGATTTAATAAAAATCAGGCTGAAAACAGGGATTTATATTTGCGGTATTTTCAGAACCATACTCCAGAGTCAATACTAAAATTAATTAAACAAAAATACTAGCCAATAGTCTTAATGATTGTCAGCGTTTTTGATTTCACAGAACTTGACAAAGGAGAATACCCTAAGCCAGCACCTTTGGCTGGCAAACAAGTGCTAACAACATAAGTAAACCATTTTTGAATAGCCAAGCCTTTGTCAGTAGATGTTTTTTGAGAAGTAGGTCTTTTTGGTGCTAACCCATAGGTAACTATAGACAATTGATAAGCACCAGAAACAACTTTGTTAAAATCAATTGTAATTGTTCCATCTGGATTTATTATCTGTGCGTTAATAAATCTACCTGCAGCACTGGCGGTAGGTGCAACAAATGAACCAGCTGCGTTTCTCAATTTTGCAATAGACACATCTGCATTGATTGCGTCAGACAAGTCAAAATAACCAAAGGCATTAGAATTATCTTCGATGTAGGTTGCTAGCAGTTGTGAGTTCGCAAATGAAGTTGAGTTTGCTGTTAATCCACCAGAAGATGCAGCCATGTCGCTACCTGGTGTCCAGCCACCAACAGTTTGACGCAAATAGTTAATCAGATTTGTGTTAGTTCCTGAGCCAGATGTTCTATAAGCAACCTTTATTGCCTTCTTTGGAAGTTTAACTCTAGGATTTAATGCTTTAATTTGAGCATCATCCCAACGAGTGATAGTGCCTTTTAGAATGCCAGAAACAATCTGTGGAGTCAGGTTGAGTCCATCTCCAACGCCAACTGCAGAATAAGCAAAAGCAACTGGTCCACCAAATAGTGGAAAGGTTACATAGCTAAAGTTTGGATAGCCAGATGTGTATGGTGCATCGGTAGCAGCCCAGTCAACATTTTTAGCAGCAAATTCAGTACGACCTGTGCCAGAACCAGTCGAAACATAGTTTACATCATCAACTGTATAGTTTGCAGAACAAACAGCCAGGGCATTATAAGCAAAAGAAGAACCCTTGCCAGCAAGAGATTCGCCAGCATAGGCTGGGGTAGTAGAGGTCAATAGACCAATAGAAAGAACGATAGATATAATACGAGAAATTTTCATATATATATCGTAATGGGTTTGTTTGTTAATTTAGTTAATAGAAGGTAAATTAAAAATTAATCTTTATTGCATGGGCACTGGCATACCCAAGTCTTTTCGTAATAGGTTATAGATTTTTTGCAGTTGTGGTGATGACCAGTTATGCAAAATCCACATCTATACTCTGACAAGTTTTCTCTTTACTGGGTCAAACTTCTTTGGTTTCTTTTTCCAAGCCTTGCCATTGTTGCGGTCAGCGTTTCTGATTGTAGGCTTCTTAGGCATTACAGTTCTTCCTTTGCAACCGCCAAAGCAGCTATCATGGATGTAAAGATAGCGGCAAGTATCTCGCTAATAATGACAGTATACTGTTCAAAGTTTACAGCAGTATAAACTAACATAAGTGGTAGTTGTGCGGATAAAAATAGCAGTCCCCAAAGTATTAGAAACGCTAATCGTGTTCTAGCTTTTTTCATTAAAACCAAGCCTTTCCTTGCTCGTCTAGTTTAGTAAATTTTTCTTTAACTTGTTTAACTTTAATAAGACCTTTGCAAATCTCTATTAAGTTTGTTCCAGATACTTCAATTTCAGCACCGTCTTCTAGTTTAACTACATAGTCTCGGTCAGCGGATATGATGTATCGTGTTTTATTAGGCATATGCCCATTATACCATTAAAAGTTCGGTTCGTAAAGGGGTAAAATCGGGCGGAAATAAGGTGTCCAAACGCTTGACAAGCAAGCGAATATCCCCTATAATTGATATACAAGGTCCATTAAACGATAGGAAACGTATGCAAACCTTTTTACCTTTTAAAGACTTCCATAAGTCTGCACAAGCCTTAGACAGTAAACGCCTTAATAAACAGGTTCTTGAAGGCTATCAAATTCTTAAAGTATTATCTAACGAAGACCCTAAAGCTGCTTGGCGTAATCATCCTGCTGTAAAGATGTGGCGTGGTTATGAGGGACAACTATGGCTATATATTATGGCTATGGTTAAGGAAGCAAATAAGCGTGGTATTAAGACTGATAAGAATATGTCTAATCTTTCTGAGCTTAAGTCTTGGGCTGGGGATTTGTGGGGGTATTCAATTCCAAAGTGGTTTAAAGACCCTTTCACTATGTCTAGACTAACCACTACACATAGGGCTAATCTATATAAGAAAGACCCTGTGTATTACTGTGATTTCTATAACTCGCTTGAATCTAGTGAGCCTTGTTGCCCTGACCGCAAAGTGCCTTGCCAGTATTATTGGATTGCACACGACCCTAAGTTTAGTATGGTGGCTGCATGATTAAGTTTGAACATGGTATGCTGGTTTTAGATAGTTCAGCTACATTAGAAGATATGCAAGCAATTTCAGAATTTCAAGAGTATGTTCGTAATAAGGAACAGCAACGTATTTTTAAAGAATTGGATGCAATGGTAGATACTTATTTGATAGAGCATTACTATGTTGAAGCAGCTCTTATTACCAATGCTATTGAGTATCTAAAAAATCCGAGGGTAGAGAAAGAAAATTCGTAATATGCCTAAGATAATACATAAGTATAAATATAGAGTACTAAGCAGAGGAACAAAACATTATCCCCTGATAAACATAAAGTTCTGGAAATGGGGATTTGGTGTAAGCTATAACACCCAAAAATGGATAGGCGGATTTGCTATAAATTCAAGACCAAAAGACACAAAAACAGACAAATATACACAAAAAAAGAGATAGTTATCCACAGATTTATACACAATTTTATACCCAAAAACCACAGTTATCCACAGGTTTATACACAGAAAAATCTTACTGTTCTGATTTGATATCAAAGTGGAGCAAAATGGAGAAAAGTGGTTTGGGTAATTGTGCCCATCATTAACAGGCTTCGTAATCATTTTCAAATCCCCATAGCCCCAAATACCAAATATCAATATCTTCATATCCCCAAATTGGCATAGCACAAATATGTGATTTTGTCAAGGTTTTTTACCAAATTGTTATAAAAATTATCCAAATTAATCTAATTTGATATCAAAAATATCCAAATTTGGGGGAAATAAATAGCCCTTCGTAATCCTTTATTTAGTGTATATATGTATGGGAATTTGGGGTATTCAGGGGTTGTTTATGTACCCTGCCTTCGGCAGCTGGCAAAGCCAGGGAATAAAAAATAAGGGTTCGTAATACCTATAGTACAAATACCTCTTGACAAATAGGCATATATGTGATATATAACTTTGGGGATTTTTTTAATTTGTTCGTAATGTTTGTTTATCCTGATTTGTATATTTGTTATCAAATTGTTATATCCAAATTTGGGAAAAATAATTATACCATCGTAATCCCAATTTGTCAATAGCTGGATTATAACGATTTGGTAAATTTTTTTGTGCGCAGGAATCCCTGACTAAACAGGCAATTATCCCGATTAGTCTAGGTCTTCTAGGAGTTTAGGCAAATCAAGCCATACATAGTGGTCAATAGTGTCGTATAACTGATTAGACAATTCTTGCCATTGCTCGTCAGTTAGTTTGATGTCATAATTGAACTCTACAAGAGAACGACTGATTTCATAAGTGATTGTATTTTCCATAGTTCCTATTATACTCTTATCCACTGACATTATCTAGGGGCTGACAGGAAAATGTCATCTAGTGTTGTGAAATCGTTATCTTCTACTTCTAGGCTTACTAGTAGTAGTTTGAAGGTCTCTTCAATGAATACCTTGCCAGCATCCCTAGCAGATATTAGGTTGTAGGCTAGAGCATATGCCAAAGGCAGACCCAAATCGTTATATGAGATAAAGTCTTCAAAGTTCTCGTCATCTCTATAATTCATCCATAGTTCTGCTAGGATTTTAGTCTTGTTTTCGAATGTGGTTTCTGCCATTGCTTTCTCTTTCTTCTTCCATTGCTTCAAATACTAACTTTATTCTTCTGTATGCTAAACTTGGTAATGACCACGCTAAGTATCTACCTGCGAATTCTAGGTCAAATCGCAAATCGCTTACATTGTCAGTAATAATTTCTGCTAATTTTTCTTCCTTTGTTTTTGGGTGTCTTCTCATTGCTTCTCTATTCTCTTATCATTCTATTATACCAAAAATGTAGGGGAAGCACAAGTAGCAAAATGCGGCTCATGCTTCCCCAGATAGTCAGACACAGAAACCCCTAACTGCTCTGACCGTTAGTAGGGAGTAGTCTCAACCCACTAAGCTGTGAAGTTTATCTATACTGTCAATGTGGTATAGGTCCCCATATTCTTCGATGTTTATACTATAGGGGTCTGGTAGGTCCTTAAGGAAGTCCTGAATACCCTGGCTAATCTCAAGGGCATACAAATCGTCCCTAAAGTCAAACCAGTCATCTCCGTACTCCTGCTCGCTCCTGAACGCTCGTATCTTAGCGGTTTCTTCTGGGGTACATCTATAAAGGATGCCAGTATAAACTTTGTTAACTGCACCATAAAAGTCATCAGGTCTTTCGTTGATATAGATAGCAGGGTTTATAGTTATAACATCGTCCAACATGTCCAAGCCATCTTCATCTCGTCCTAAGTCTCTGAACCATAGGTTTAGGTCCCAATCTTTAAGCAATGTAAGTTCCTTCCTTAATATCTAAAACAAGGTTATTTAGGATTTCATCAAGGTAGTTAGAAACCATACCTTCAATGTCATCTATAATAGTATCCCACAATTCGTCAGTAATTACAAGACCATCTTCTTCGTCAAAGTATGACTCAAAGTTTTCTCTATCTAAAACTAGACTTTCAAACATCTTACGCATTATCTTCTACTCCTATCGCTTCAAATTCCCAACCACCAGATACTTCAAAATCTTCGAAGTCATCTGCAATCCAGTCATCAATCTTATCAAAAGCATCTGCTTCGTCTTCTGCTTCAATTGGTACTTCATACCAGATTTTACGCAAGGCATAGATTTTAAATTTAGGCATTGTCTATCTTCTTTCCACTAATTGTTACATCAACAAAAACATTGTAGAAGCGTTCTACAACTTCTAGGGCTGTTTCCCAATACCCCAAGTCAATAGCAGTTTGCTCGTGCATTTCTACAAGGTCTTGTGCCATGCGTTGTAGCAGTTCATCGTTGTTTAGTTGTTTTACATATTTACTCATACTATTTCCAATCTGTGTAGGTTCCATCACCAAAACATAGGTCGCAGTCTTGGTCAGGCTCTTCATCTTCGTTATCTACATTATAGCAGTCACATACGACATACTTGCAGACAGTAACATAGTCTTCATCTGTCCACGGTACTTCAGTAACATAATAAGCAATCCTATTAACCAAATGGTATCCAGCAACAATGTATACACCATCGTCACCATCCATCTCAGTCCAGACAATAGTGTCAGGTTGGTCACAAACAAACAGCACTTCATCACCATAAGTCTCAAAGGATGTAGTATCATCAGTAACTAGATGATTTTTGATAGGCTTGTATTTCTCACACCAATCTTCATAAGTTAGTTCAGTCATCATTTACCACAACTTCTAATAATAGTTGGTTTATATAAGAATAAACATCATCAGCCATAGGGTGTGGTATATTGCCAACCTTATCCATAATCTCATAAAGTTCATCTACAAGGTATTCAGGTTTTGCTAGTATTTTCATTAGGGGTCTTTCTCTTAGAAGTGGAAATCTACTGGTACTAAACAGTATAGCATAGCATTGTCGTTTTTGTCAATAGCCTGTTTTATCCTTGCTCGTAAATGCTTAGTTTTAGGAGACCAATCAACAGTATCGTAATAGGCACTATCCCAATTCCAATAACCTTGCATAATCTTGATTGCTGATGTCAAACTATATAGATTTGCTTGGTGCATTTCGGGGTATTCAATCTCTTCACCATTACCAAACTTTACCATAAGGCTGTTTATAGTAGGAAAGTCAAATTCACCAAAATATTCGTTGAACTGCGATAGTTGCTTTAGGTCTATCATGTCTAATGCTTCTAGGAACTCACAGGCATTCTCGTCAGAATAGATAAGGATAGGAACATCTTTCCACCTACCGCCAACAGAACAGCCATCAGACCATCCACCAACAAAGCCATTACCATCTGCTTGCATATCTAGCCAAGCATTCACATGACCAATGGCTTCTTGCTCAATGTCTTCAACAGTTTGTTCATCCATACGCTCAACTTCAGTGAGCAGATATTGCATTACATGCATAGGGTTTCTCTTTCTCTAGGTTTATATTTCAAGGATACAGCCTAATCATCGTAAAGTCAATAGATTTGGGGAAAATTGTTATAGGTTCGTAATAAAGCTTTTATCTCTAATAAGATTATTATGTAAAGTAAAATCTGCGCACAAAACCAGGGCAGTCAGAAAGCTCCAACTACCCTGGTCCCCTATTTATCCCTTATTGTAACATGAAAACTATAGCAACGACAATAAAGGCAATGACTAATATGCCTATACCGTCCACGTTACACCTTTTTTAGAATCTCTCGTGCATGTTCAATAAACGCCATTTCTTCTGGTGTTGCATTCAAACGTTTTCTAATTAGTTCTAATACTTGTGATGTTGGCAAATTATCAATGCCCTTGATTTTTTGAAAGTTGTCAATCATAGACAAGACTAGTTCTTTATCTGACATTTCACTCATTTACTATCACCACATCTACCATGTCGTATAGGTCATTGTATTTGAAAGAGTGGTATAGTGCTTCAACTAATTCACTACGAACATAGTTGATGATTTGTTCTTGAGAGCGTGGCTCTAAGACTTCATCTTCATCACCCCAGTCTTCAAAATGTTCACGCTCGTTTTCAGTGTATCCATCATCATCTACTTCAAAGTCCCAGATGATTTGTGCTCTATAAATTTTTGGCATTATAACTCTCAATCGCAATCATACTATCTAACATTTCCATACGACCTACAATAAGGTCATAAGTCCAATCGTTCAGCATACCCTCAAACTTGTCTAGGTCTGCTTCTATTGCTTTGCGTTCAGCCATTAGGCTTTTTAGTTCACTCATTATCTTCCTGTCTGTATTGGTCTAAATAGATTTGTGCTTGTTCTGCTTCCCATTCATCGTGGGTAGAGCAATAACCCTGATTACCTTCGCAAATGTCGCAGAATGGAGTGCAGTCATAACTGCCATCGTGTTTAGGGCAATCAACCCTATCGCATTCACAATCACTCATTATCTTCTTCGTCTTCTGGTATCTCTTGTAGATGTTCTACATCTATGGAATAGACAGATGAGTATGCTGTGTATTCTTCCCAATTCCAACCTTGCTCTTCTGCTTGGTCTTCATTATCGCACTCAACTTCGTATTCTAGTTCTACGATTACTTTTACATTGTATAGATTTGCCATAAGGGTTTCTCTTTCTGTTAGATTATTATTATAGGGGATAGCACTGACATTACCAAAGCATAGCCGCTTGCTCTAACATTTCATCATAAAGTATCTTATGATTGTCAGGCTCAAGAGACATCCACGCTTCTTGACGAATGCCTGTTAGCATTTCAATAAAAGACATTGTTTCAGGAGTGCGTTTTATTCTACCACTTTCAATCCCATTCCAAAACTCTCTTTCAAGTGCTTCAAGACCCCAAACCTTAAATTGCCTGATTTGGTAGGATTTTAGTTCGCTTGCTTCGGGGTATTCATAGTATTCTTCAGTTTCATTCATAGATAAATTATACAGGGTAGCACTGACATTAGTCAATAGTTCTGGGGAAAAATTTACCTGTTCGTAATTAAATATTTATTCTTATCTATCTTACATAACTAAAAATTTTTGCGCACAAAATCCAAGCTTTCGCAAGCAAGGATAATGTAAGCAGTTTTACAACTTGCTCAGGTTGTTTGGTTTAGATGTTTGCCAAAACTAAACTCATTAGGCGATTTTTCTCTGCGTTGATTACAGGGTCAAATCCAGAAGCACTTGCGTAAATGCTTTCGTTGTTGCCACCACGAGCAGTTCTATACCAATCTAGGCGTTCTGTTAGAGCGTTGTAAGCACCCCAAGCAGTTCCAGCAATGGTGTTGTTATACTGACCAACATAAATGTCGTTTAGTAGTTCAACTTTGCTGTCGTGCTTTTTGAATGAACCCTTGCTGTCTTTTTCAGGGGCAGGGTAAGCAAGTTCAACAATCTTATCAAATTGAGCCTTAGTAATTTCAGTTTGAATAAGTTTGTTAGCAAGTTCGCTAAACTCGTCAATGTAAGAATTGGCAAGACCTAACGCTTGGCGAGCAACTGCGATTTTGCCTTCCGCTGTTTGAGTGTGTCTAATCTTGAATGTTTGCTTACTTGCTTTTCTACCCTTGAATGATGATAGAGCAAGGTTTAGCGTGTTAGCACATACAACTCTAACAGGTGTGATTGACGCTTGAATAGCAATACTGCCATCGTGGCTAGTGTTGATAAGTAGATAGTTGTCTATCTTATCAGCAATGCCATTAGGGTCTAGGGTAATTGAGTTAGCCAATGCGATTGAACCAAATACAACTCTACCACCCTTGATTGAACCAGCAGTTTCCCAACGCCCACCACCATCTAGCAAGTTATCGCCAAATGAGAACAGGTCTTCATTCTGTAAAGGTGTGTAGCGTTCTCCAACAATACCAAGAATGTCTGTCTGGTCTTTGTTGAATGGATTAGTTCTTGATACAAAAGAATAAGTTTTGTCGCTAGTAAAACCAGCAGGGACAGGGACTTCTTCTAAGCGAACATTCCAATTGTCTAGTTTAGCAAGGGATAGCATTTCAGCAGTATTTACTTCATCTTGAAATACAGTTCCAAGATTGTGCCAAGCAGGTTGTCTAAGCGAAGCGAAAGTTGCTTGACCTGTCGCTTCGTCTATTTCTAATTCGTGAGCCATAAATGACCTTTCGTGATAGTGGTTTATTTGATAATCTATTTTCTCATAGTTTCGGGGAAAAGTCAATAGGGTTCGTAAATTATTTTGATAATCTTTTCCACAAGCTTTTCCACAGGGCGGTGCGCAAAAAATTATCCCCTTGCTACCAGCCATCTATCCAGACAACTTCGCAAGGGGATAGCCAACAAGAAACGATTATCTTATCTAGAAAGAGAACCTTTTCAGCAATCGCAGTTGATTATCTGTCTTGTTGGTGTAAGCAGTTTTACAATTTGCTCAGATTACTGGTAGCCATCAGTAGTCCCCCATCTCAATGCCACACCAGCCCAATGAGATTGGAAGCCTTTTAGACACTTGCTCAGGTGTTTGGCTAACGCAAGTCTAGCGATTTACCCTGACGGAACGGAAGACTAGGGGAAGCCAATGGTTTTACAGCAAGTCCATTACTGACGAATAGGTTGAAGCATTGACTTCTTCCTGAGTTGTTAGTTTTAGAACTTTGAGTGTCTTTTCCAACATTTCTAGTGGAGTAGCATACTCACGACCAAAGTGCTGTTTCTCATTTGGATTTGATGGTTTCTTTGGTTGGTCAGGTAAGCCAAGAGCATCAGCATCTATGCTTACATCAACGCCACGATAGCCATAAGAAACACGAATAGGGCTATCATAGTTTTCGCCAATCAACTCAGGGTTATCAGTTAGAACCTTGATTACAGACTTGACTAGATTTGCTTGGTGAGCCTTTACATCTGCTTCATACTGCTTTACATCAGCAGGGTATGTAGCAAGAGCAGACTTGATACTAGCAATCTTCTCTTCTACAAGAGAGATTAGACTAGCAGTTGGAACTTTTAGTGCTAATGAACGAGCCATTATTTTTCTTCTTTCTATTTAGGGTTATGTATAAAATTATACAGGATAAAGGATGATTTGTCAATAGGGTTGAGCAGTTTTTTTGCCAGACATACTCAGGTCTGCCCTATTTCTAGGACTTAGTTTAGAACTCTACCTTTGGCAGAAGTCCAGTGTGGCTTTCCATTTACATCTAAACGCAAACGAATTGAACCATTCTTGTTCTCAACGATTTCCTGAACAATACCAACAAACTTGTTGGTCTTTGTCTCATACTTATCTCCAACTTTGATAGTCATAGATTTACCACTTTCTCTTTTCTTGCGAAAAGGCTATTTGTTTATTTATCAACATTTTTGCTGATAGTCTATTGTCCCACGATTTCAGGGTTTTGTCAAGGGGTTTCGTAAAAGATTTCGTAAATGTTATCATTCTGTTATCAAAATCGGTGCGCAGAAATTTAGCAGTCCCAGAGAGAATCGAACTCTCGTTTCCAGGATGAAAACCTGATGTCCTGACCACTAGACGATGGGACCAAGTGAGCAGTTTTACCACTTGCTCAGGTGTGTTAGGCAGAAAAGAAAGGTTAGAACTGCCTAAACTTCTTCAATGTTGTAGTCATCAAGTTCCCAATGGTCAGTTTCAAGATACTCACTTGCTTCTCCGTGAAACTCTGTTGAGATACCCATACCATTAGCAATTTCATCAGGGTCAGTGCCAAATGGAACTAGGAAACAGGCTTCAACATTGTAAGTTGCTGTGATTACAATTCTGCGTTCTAGTGTTAGACCAAATACATCTGCGATAGAGTTTGCTGCTACGCTGTCAATAGTTTCGTCAGTTAGTCCTTCAATGAGCAATTCTTGTAGTTCTTGCTCTTGTCTAGCACGATAACTATTCATCTCACTAATTCTAGTGTGTGCTTTGGATAGTTCTAGTTCTAGTTCGCTAATCTGGTTTAGCAACTCTGTAATCTTACCATTTAGGGCAGTTAGAACAGGGTGGTTGCTTGTTGCGTTTTCGTTTTCCATAATTTCTCTTTCTTTCGGTGTATTTCAATTATACAGATACCCACTGACATTTCAGGGTAAATTTAGGGTGTTTCGTAAATGATTTATCATTTTGTTATAATTTTTTGCGCAGCAGGGTAGAGCCTAAGCCCTATCCCACTCAAAACTTTCTATAAAGTTTTTAGCAGCAAGCCAAGCCCTAAACATTACTTCGTTTTCTTGACCTGTATAGTCCCATTGTAAGAGCCTACCTATTGTGTGTGAGTTTCTTTCCTCTAAGTCTGCTAAGACTATTTGGTATGCTTGTTCTAGTTCCATTAGTTTTCCTTTATTATGTAGGTGATTGCTTTGCTGATTGCTTCGGGTATTGTTTCGCCCCAAGCCTCTTGTAAGAGTTCTTTGTTTTTATCGTAGATACTTGCCCTAAACTCGTCAGGGTTTTCACTTACTAAATCAACCCAAATACTTACACTTTCCAAGATAAATCTGTAATCGTTAGAAAACTCAGTTTCGCTTCTTTGTTCATTCATTAGTTATCCTTTGTTAGATTATTATTTTACTCTATACCACTGACATCTTGGTCTATGATTACTTCAAAACAGTCTTCGCACTCTATCGCATAGTTCACTGGTTCATCATCTAAACCAGAATACTTAGCAATAACTATACTGTGATTGAAATGGCGTTCAAGTTCCATCATCTCTCGCTTTCTAGCCACTCTTCGCAAATAGAGCAAGCCCACTCTAAATTATCTGCTTGTGTGAAATCGTGGTCATTGTCAGCAAACCACTCTGCGAAACTAGGTCTTAGCCAATCGCTACAATTATCAAGGTAGTTATAGAAATGGTCATCAAAATTGCTGTCATCAACAACAACCATACCTTCATTATCGCCATAGTTTCCGTCAAGTGCTACATACATAGGGTTCTCTCTTTCTTTGTTTGATAAGTCTATTTTACAGGATACCCCAGACATTTGCAAGGATTTCGTAAGGTGTTTCGTAAATCGTTATTTGGCTGTGATTTTTTGCGCAGCCTTTTGACCCCTATTGGAGAAAAAAGACTAACAAGGCTATTAGTGCCATCACAATTAGAAATGTTATCATACTCAATTATCCCATACATCTAACGCTTAGTCAAGACTACTTTTTGGTAGCACTAAACAAAATGTCATTACGAGCAAAGATACATTGAGAGCATACAGCACAGGCAGAGCCAGCAGTAGAAATCATTGGCAACTTTTTATTATTCTCAGGGCAGGGCACAGCAGACTTTTCTTGTTGTTCAGCAAAATCTTTTTTACCAGTAGCAAAATCTTTGGCAAGATACGCTAACTTTACGCCATACTTCTTTTTTAGTTCCCACGCTAGTTTAGTGTTAGCACTATCAGCAGAGAAATAAAGGGCTAGGTTAGGTATGTTGATTAGCAAGGGGACAGCAAAATCACTTCTAGTATAAACCCAGAATTGAACGCTTGAATGTTTGGTGATTACATCTCTCCACGCCATTACATAAGTTTCATTGAAGAAATCTCCGTCCCAGTGAATACGGAATAGTTTTTCAGCATTACGCTTATCGCAGTCAGCAACAAAATCAACTATCATCTCGTCAATCAGGTTATACATAGTTAGATAATCAGCATTGACTAATTGTTCATAGTTAGATACTAATACATCTCTAACACCCTTGAATACTTTTTCTAACTTGCCAGCGTAGCAGATAGTTTCGCATACGCTAGTAGCACCAGGGCAAGAATACGCCTTGCCAGAGGGTAGTCCAAAGGTATTGGCAATAACAGCCTGTTTTCCACCTTTATTTACAAGGTTAGCAACTTTTCTATCTTTAGTTCTAGTGAGCATAGTTATCTTTCTTTAGGGGAAATACCAGTATAGCGTAATCTACTGACATTTACAATAGGCAGCTAAAAATTTGCGCAGCCCGAAGGCTACCTTTACAGGTAATCAAAAATGTCGCCATCGAAGCGTTCTACTTCTAACTGCTCCATTAGTTCTGGCAAGTCCATTTCGCCAGCGTGGTATAGGTCGAATAGTTCTTGAACGTAGTTGTCGCTCATTTAGTTTGCCCCTTTACATAGTCATTGAATAACTTTGTTGCTTCTGCCTTAGTGTAGTAATAGTAGGTCATAAAAAATGACTTGCCATTTACAATAGTAGATAAGTGCCACGCACCCTGCCTGTTTTGTTCATAAGTGATACTCATTTAGTTCCTTTCTTGATTATCTTTATTATAGTGGCTACCACTGACATAGACTTTAGGGTTTCTGGCATACATTCTGCCGTGCCAGTTATCATAGTTTTTTTCAACAATGTCAAATTGAATACCCTGACCTTTTAGAAACTCCAGAAACAGTGGTGCTTCAACATCTTCTTCAAGGTAAATAGTTATTCCGTTGATGTAGCCATAGCCAGTGCTAAATTGAATTGCGTCTGGGTATTCGCTTCTATCTACTTCTAGCCAAGCGTGCCCTGCGTCTGAAATAAAATTGAATGTTGCCATTTTTAGCCTTTCTTTTTGGTGTATCTTAATTATAATTGCTACCACTGACATCAAATTTTGCGCACCGAAACCCTAGCTTTTGCTAAGGTCAAGGGCATACTGTATAGCATCAACAACATCTCCGCTAATGTAGTATTCAGTATCTAGGTCATCTTTGTTAGCAACAATAAACCAAGGGTT